ATGCTTGGCAATTGCATGATCGTGTCTCTCTCCACACGCATAGCAGACAAGGATTCCGTCCAGGTCAAGCCTCGTTCCGTTGCCCATGCAATCACCTTCTCAACATACTCGCTGAATGCTGCTGTCGTCATCCCTGTCGTTGTCGGCTCCAGTTCGACCATCTGACCACCTGGAAGCTCACGCATCCTCCCAGGCAGGAACAAAGTCTTGAAGTAAATGTGCCATGTATCAGGATGATAAGTTTGACCATCCGGCATCACCTGCTCGCTGACAGCTTGCAAGACTGCCCAGTAGAGCGAGTTTTGAGCCGTTGAACGGTTAGGTTTGGAGATCGATACGACCCAGCCCGGTTTCGCGGCTTGCACGGCCTCCAAAGCCCTCCTCCGGGCATCCTCGTTTGTCAGTGGTATCAGCATGACCATTGCCTCGCCATTGCATCAGCGATTCCTGCATAAGTCTCTGACCGTTTTTTCCATCGATCAGGACCAGGTGCCATTTTGTGAACGCGAGCCTCCCTGCCTGGAACAATGTTGGTTGGAACGAGACAAGGGAGGTTTTTCAGCCAGAAACAAGTTGCCTTTGTCTCTCCGTGTCCAAACATCCACGGTTGAACAATCTGGTCTGGTTTGCGGATCTTGCTGCTGATGACACTGATTGGGTTTTCAATCGCAATCTTGTTGATCGGCGCATCCATCAACAGTCGAACAAAATCCAATGCTTCTGCTTGCTCCTGTTGTTTGTCCTTGAACCATCGTGATCCGCTGACAGCCAAGTGAGTGCAAGGAGGATGGGCAATCATCAGATCCCATCCATCACCAAGCACATCCCGCACATCACCCTGATAGTGTGGGCCTGGCACATCAGTCGGCAGCAGATCGCACGACATAGCATCATGACCCAAAGCTAGGAAAGCATCTCTCACCTTCCCGCTGTACTCACACGCAACCAAAACTTTCATAGTTCCTCCACCTTGCACTGCCAGCGGTTGCCTTCCTTGTACCAGCCATGAATCTGGACTCTCCACCCTGCGCGAACCATCTCAGGATAGGCATCAGAGTCCTGGATCTTGTGTCTGCGGCTGCTCATGTTGGACTTGCTGGTGGTCTGCACTGCAATGGTTTCACCAGCACCGATTGCCAGGATGTCTATGCAGCCAAACAAGTCGTGCTTGCGCTTTGTGAACCCGTTGTAATGCTCGACGATTGCGACCTTGTACCCGTCACCCTCGAGCAGCCACTTAGACCTAGCTGTCAGGGTAGTCACTTGAACCCCGCATATTGATCGACAGTGTTGAAAAACCCCGGAACAAGCCACTCTTTGCGAACCTTGCCACCAGTCAACTCCTCGATCTGGAGCGCCCTGGGCAGCGGGACACGTCCAGCTTTCCTCCAGCTATAGAGGTTCTGTCTGTGTAGCTTGAGAGCAAGACAGAGCTTGCCTTTGCCGCCCAAGATGGCAGCAGCGTAGTCGAGAGCATTGGGAACGTTCATTGTGTTACCTCCTGACCACATTACAACACATTGCCAATCGCTTGACAAGCACAACAGACTGCCTTACACTAGCTTCACCTTAACAGGAGCACAACATGGAAAACGATCAAGACCGTTGGGAGTACGAAGTTCAGCGCCACCAGGAGTCGGAAGAACTCAAGAGCAAGGTGATCGATGCTCTGCTGTGGGCTATCTCGTTCTCGCTGCTGATGCTGTTGTTCTGGCTGGCACTGGCAGCATGATCAACGATCCCGGTTTCGTCTGGAGAAGTAGCGCCGCCACAGACGTAACAATCACATGGCGCAAGTTTGGTTGGACACCCATCTCAGAAAGGACAGACCATGAAGCAGATCGCATCCGCGCTCGTCAAAGCACAGCGCGAGTTTGGGCCAGCGTTGAAGACTTCCAGAAACCCTCACTTCAAGAGCAAGTACGCTGACCTCTCCGCAGTCGTAGAGGCTGTCATTGACGGTCTGAACAACAACGGGATCGCTCTGATCCAGCAGACGCATGAGTGCGAGTCTGGTGTGATCGTCGAAACTCTGTTGATCCACGAATCAGGTGAGCAGATCAGCGGAGGTCGGCTCCACGTTCCTGCCAGCAAGCAGGATGCTCAGGGATACGGGTCTGCGCTGACCTATGCTCGTCGCTACAGTTTGATGGCAACCACTGGCATCGCTCCAGAGGATGATGACGGTAATGCTGCCAGCAAGAAACAGGATCTAAACCCTGAAGTGATCGCACAGATCATCCTCAACACTCAGACGATGGATGACCTCAAGTCCTGCTATGCAAAAGCCTTCAAGCAGTTCCAGGGTGATCAGGATGCTCTGGCAGTGATTGAGGACGCAAAGAACCGCAGGAAGGCTGAACTGATGGAAATCAAGTGATGAACTTACATATCCACAAAGTGATTTCTGTTGAGATTGATGCGATTGACACGCAAACAATTCCATCCGGGCAATACTCGACACGGAAGATCGTCGTCAAAACAACAAATGGACTTGAATTTGAACTAGTGCTTTTTGCAGAACTTCCGCAACACTTGGACGTAACGTCAGTCGAGCCTTACGATGAAGAACAGTCGCTCGACTACTTCAATCGCTATATCGCCGGAGATCGATGATGGAACAGCGCAGCCCAGAATGGTTCGCTGCGCGTCTCGGGTCAGTCACTGCATCCAGGGTATCGGATGCTCTGGCTGGCCCAGACACTGCGGCAAGACGCAACTACCTCGTCCAGCTTGTCACAGAGCGACTGACAGGCCAACAGCAGGAGTCATTCACCAACGCAGCAATGCAATGGGGAACAGACACAGAACCTCTAGCGCGTGTTGTGTATCAAGCCACACTTGAAGGTGATTCGTTCGTTGAGGAAGCACCATTCGTAAAGCATCCAACTATAGATTGGTTTGGTGCATCACCTGACGGATTCGTCAACGATGGATTGGTCGAGATCAAGTGTCCCAACAGCACGACACACATCGACTACCTGATGGCTGGCAAAGTTCCAACCAAGTACCAGAAGCAGATGCTTGCTCAACTGGCTTGCACAGGCAGGGAATGGTGCGACTTTGTGTCGTTCGATCCTAGAGTCCCAGAGCATCTACAGTTGTTTGTAGTGCGGTTCCAACCCAAGAAGGAGGAGATCCAGAAGCTGGAAGAAGGAGTGCAGAAGTTCTTGGATGAAGTCAACAAAGCAATGGAGAAACTGAATGCCAGCAAAGTATGATGTTGTCGCGGCTACTGGAACCTACACCGCTAAAGACGGTTCAGAGAAAAAGTCTTGGATGAAGATCGGATCAGTCATCCAGACCCAGAAAGGCTTGAGTCTCAAGCTCAACGCTGTCCCGGTTGGATGGGATGGATGGGCAATGCTCGCTGAACCGAAAGAAGCACCGAAACCAAAGGCAGACTACGATGACGATCCACCTTTTTGAGCCAGACTGCCAAACACCAGAGCAATCCCTAGAGCTTGCTTTGGTGTTGGATCAGGCTGAAATCTATCTGTGCAACAAATGCAACTGCTACCACATCCGAGCAATCACGGATGCAGCATCAGCAAAGCCTGACGACGAACATCAGTGACACGGCGCTCCCAACCTCGACCGAATGTGTCCCAGGTTGGGAGTTCCTGCAAGAACTTTAACCTAGCAGCACAGTAAGCATCGATGACCTGACGCGCATCAGCATCGTTTATAGCCTTCATCGTCACCGGCCCGATAGCTCCGTCAGCAGTGACACCGATAGCCTCCTGTAGGAACTTTGCAGCCCTCCCAGGCCCACTGTTGATCGCAGTGTCAAACACACAGTAGTCGATCCCGGTCGGAAGATCGTCACCCTTCACCGCATCCCAATACTTCTGGCGATAGAGCGGCATGACATCAGCAGGTGACAGGTTTCTCATGTCTTCTGCGCTGACAGGATGACCACACCACTTCTCCCAGGTTGCCTTTGTGCACCCAAGGTTAGTGATCCCACCAGGATCTTTCGGGTGGTCAACGTATCCACCCTCGTGATGCAGCACAAAATCCAGACACTGCGGAAAGTTTCCCTTCACTTCTTAGCCCTCATGTCAATGATTTTTTCCAGAGTCCTGCCGCCGAAATAAAAACTCATAATCAGCATTCCCCACTGACCAAGAAGCTCGACATAGTTCTGGTTGGTGTCCTTGCCAAACGCACTCATCATGGCAAAGGTGAAATATCCAGCAAGGATGAAGATCAGCGTCATCGGCCTGATGTTCTTGGATAGCCATGAGTCGCTACCCATATCTGCCTTCAGCCGCTCCGTCAGGTTGTTTTGCTCTGCCTTGAACAACTCGGTTTCGTTAGCCATCTTTGCTAACTCACCGTTCTGCTGCATCAGCGCAAGCTCTGCTTGAGCCTTGGCTTTAGCCTCTGGATCGGGGATCACCTTATCAAGGATCTTCCCTGCAAACGGTAGCAACGCACTAATCGCTGGCAGCATTGCGCTTCTCCAGTGCTGATGACAATGATTTCCGGCCTACAACACCACCAATCGCGCCGATACACAACAACATAATATCTTTCAGGATAGCGAGGAATGC